TAACTGGATCAGCGTTGCCGTCCTCACGGATGTCCGAGGCAATCTCGCCGTACTGCAGGTAGAGCGAGAGCCAAGCCTCTTTGGCTGCAGTGATGACTATGGGTATGCCGTCGCCCAATGCCGTGACATCACCCACGTCAGTCTGGCCTAAGTTGACCAGCGAGACAGTGCAGTTGGTCAAGACGTCGACTAACTTGCCGTCGGTGTCTCGAGCTAGCCCTGCAGTCACCTGCACGGTCTTGGAATCCACTTTGGTGACCACAAGCCCAGACAGGATGCCCCCCGATTTGGCCGCGTCAGCTGGAGAGCCCTGACACAAGCCGTGGGCACGCGCGATGGCCAGGCGCTCCATCGCGTTGGCGTCGCTGTAGATGTCATCGAGGTCACTGTCGATGACAAGCTGCTCGAAGTAGTAGTTGTGAGAGTCCATGCACTTAGTCCTTCCTTACCCGAGGTTGGTTGTCAGGCCCACCTCTGAAAAACCTGCTGAGCCTAAGATCCAGACAGCACCGGGGTCCGGCGTGCCCATGATGATGCGCGCCAGGTGCATGTTAGCTGGGTCAGCCCAGGTGCAGATGTCTCTGACGATACGTTGCTCTTCAGCGGTCAAGATCACGGGGGACACGTCCACGTCGTAGCTGTTGCGCAGGTACGCAGACGATGTCCCCAGGATGGTCTGCTGCCCCGGCCAGTCGCCCTCCGATGCTCCTAGGTAGCAGTTGCCCAAGACCCAGGTGTCGCCAGGCCAGTGCGGCCGGATGACAGCGTTGATGCCCAGAAAGAACTTGATCATGCCCGCGATGCAGTTGGTCTGCAAGGTCGCGTCTTCAACCCGCCGGGCTATGCCAGTGCCGGAGTAGAGCTCAGGCAGTGCTTCGGCCAGGCGCCGCTTCTGCTTGACCGTGGGGACAGGGAACCTGAAGGGGTTGCCCAAGGTGTAGAGCAGGTGGTCGATGAGCTGCTCGGGGCACTGCCAGGCATCAAGCACCTTGTCCAGTCCGTCGGCTCGGAGCCACATAACGTTGAGCAGGTCCTGAAGCACTACGCTCATCTTGCGCAGCTGCAACTCGTCGGTCAGATCTTCTTCCTGAACGCTTCCCGGGAAGAACTTCCAGAGCTGTTGCCTGTTCGCGGGACAACCGAACATCGGAGTCTGCAGCTCCAGCGAAAGATGCGCAGCGTTGTTGCCCGAGGCGTCTTCCACGTTGTAGGCATGCAGCTCGTACCAGCGCCCCAGCGAGACGTCGTCCTCGAAGTCGATGACCACGTACTGGGAGACAGTGTCCCCCGAGGGGATATCGCACGCATCCGGCAAGGACACTGCTTTGACCAACGGCGCGAAGGCGCACTGAACACGCTCCTCGACGTAGGGCGTCTCTCCGGCGCCCTCCAGGTCGAGCCTGGGCTGAAGTCGATACGCTCCGATGGTTGCTCGCAGCGCGCGCCGACGAACCACCTTGCCAGCAGAGTTGTAGTCCACGCCCGAGTCAGCCTCGAGCTCAGTCGTGTCAATCAGCACTTTCCCCGTGGGCACCAACGCCACTGTGACTTCCACGTCGGTGATCAGTTTGGACTGGCAGTTGGTTGGGTAGACTGACCCTTGCAAGTCCAGGTAGGAGCCCTCCCAGGCCTCTTCCAGGGGATCAGCGATGTAAAGTTCGTTGCTGCCTTTGACTTCGACACCTCCGCCGAAGTACCTGTGGAAAAGTGTGCCGTGCAGGTCTGCCGAGGTGTTCATGCTCTCGGAGAACCTGATCCGGCAGCGTCGGGGACTCAACCACAGACATTCAGTGATGGTCGCCGGCTCGATGTCCTCGACGACGAAGTTGTAGGTTGAGTCCAGCGTGTCCCCACCAGAAGCCGCCACGACTCGAACGCCAATGACACGCAGCGACCCCCAGGGCACAGTCCGGTTCAGGGCAATCCAGAGCTCGTCGAGCGCGGCAGCACCCGGCGAGGACTTCCTGGTGGCTGTACCCGTGAAGCCGGCCTGGAATCCACCGGCCGCCTCGTTGTAGGCCAGGGTCCAGGTGCCAACCGGATCTTCGATGTACACCCTGGCGGTGTTGTCGATAGCCTGGTTGTTGCTGTGCACCACCTGCAGGTTGACGGTCTGCACGACCGAGACTGCCGTCTCGTCGTCTTGTGGGATGGTGTTGATCAGATGTAGGCCACTCGAGACGACCACGTCGACGAGGTTGTCGGTGTAGAGCCCTGCTACCTGAGTGCGAATCACACTCATGGCGTCACCGACTCCAGCGTGAGGCGGAAGCTCATGGTCGCGGGTCCGACCACCTGTGAGACATGCAGCTTCAGAAACCTCCGCATGGTTTCGTGGTTGGCCGGCTCGATGAGCTCCACCCGGAGGATGTCGTTGACGTAGACCTGAGCGCGCCACCGCGCGCCGAGTAGCTTCACCGTGACGGCGTACTCGGTGCCTGCCACCATGTCGGCATTCTCCAGGACGCAGCGGTCGAACATCGGTGCAACGTGCTTCGTCGCTGGGACGATGGTCCCCCCAATGGCGCCTATTCTGAAAGTGCCGTTGTTGGTGGGGTTCGTGGAGCCAGATATCAGTAGCAGCTGATCGGTGTCCGCGGCCAGGAAGCAGCTAGTGGGAAGCACAGGACCTCTGCAACCGTCTCCCGTATCGAACAGCGATCCATCGGCGAACCGGACTGTACCAGCGTTGACCAGGACCGCGGCTCGAGGCAGCTCGGAGGGCGTGCGCATGGTCCAGCAGAAGTTCACGAAGTCCATCGGCGAGAAGTTGTAGGCCTGTTCGAGCTTGATGGTCTCACCGACGGTGAGCATGAACTCGGCGGGCTCTTCGCTGTCGTAGCCCAGGCAGAAGTCCCAGAAGCCGTGGTCAGGGATTGCTTCCGTGGGCCTGATGCGACCCTGTGCTACCCCTGGTGCGCTCCAGTACGGGCTTGCCACGTCCGGCTCCTCGACCTACGGCGTCAGCTGTCTGCGCATGCGAACGTAGTCGAACGCTGCGTAGCAGTCGGCCTGCGCAGAGTACATCCCGAAGCCCATGTACATCCTGTCCGTGTTGGGTGCTGAGCCCGTGAGTTTGCCCAGGTTGTCATCCACAACCGCGGCCGATATGCCCGTGGGCCGCTGCCAGTCAGGGCCTGCGGGGTTGGTATCCGCGTCGACGTAGACGTTGAAGACCAGGTCGCCCTGCGGGTTAAAGATGAAGTCGAACCTCAGTCCGATCCACTGCGCCGCGGAGTACCCGGTGGCTCCCTTGGCAACACAGCTCGTGGTCTTGACGCCACTGCTCAGCTTGCCCTTGCACAGCGTCACGTAGTAGGGCACGCCCTCGGACAGACCCAGGATGTACCCTTCAGGATCATCGTCGTAGTCGATGCTATTGACGTAAAACAACACCGGGGCGTACAGGCACGCGCTCGACATGGGGGAGTCCTTGCGCACGTAGGCGTGGATGGACCCTCCCTTGGAGGCAGCCAGCGGAGCAAACGCTGAGTGGTTGTAGTACCGGCCCTTGAACTTGGCTGAACTGGTCAGAGACCGAAAGCCGAAGCAGAAGTCGCCCTCGGGGGGGTACAACGTGGGGCACATGGTGACCTGGCCAAGCACCTCGGCATCGGTGGCCTGGTTCGGGAGGTCGGTCCAATCAGCGCTGCCCATGACTTATCCTCGATCTTTCAGGGTGTTAACTGCCGGCTGGCCATCAGGGCATCGAAGAGCGACAGCCGGCCGGACTGCCCGCTGTTATAGTGCCCGAATCCGGGGTAAAAGTCTCCAAACACTGGTGGACTTCCCGAGGCCTTGCCCAGCACATCGTCGACGATGTCATCCATGCCGGGGATAGCAACCTCGATGGACAGCACCGACTGCCGCACCCGCAGGGCTACATCGCCCTGAGTGTTGACGGTCATGTAGAGGATCGGATAGAGCCAAGTGGGGTTAGGATAGCTGGCCTGCGACACTCGCAGCACTCCAGGCGAGCTGATCGACAGGCCCTGGTTGAGCATTCCTTTGCGGAGTATGAGCTGAGCGGGGTTGTCCTCGGATATCCCGAGCATGTACCCCTCCGCTCCCTGCGCGTTGGTGCTCGTGACGAAGAAGAACACTGCTGCTCCGCCTGTGCCCACCACGTGCTTGCGCATGTAGCCCTTGATGATTCCCCCCTTGTGCCCGCTGATGGGGTTGAAGCCGCTCAGATTGAGCACGTAGCCCGTGAAGCCCACCACCGCGTTGAGGGAGTGGAAGCCCACACAGTGGACTCCCTCAGGAATCTGAAAGGCAACGTTGTCGGTTTGACCGACGGACACGTCGGCTGGGTCCAAGCTGCCCGGCATCTTCGCCCAATCTTGCTCAGCCATGGGTCACCTTCGGCATCACCACACCAGGAGTGAAGTCCAGTAGTCGAACAGCTCGTAGGGCGTGAGCCCAGGAATCGGGTCCGGACCCGGCAGCATCGTGTAGAACTGTGCGCTCTCCGTAGTCAACGGAGCGTACTCTGCCGAGTTGTTCCAGTCCAGGCCGAACAGCTCCAGAAGCCCGTCTTGCCCATCCAGGGTTTCAGCGTTGTCAACGCTCCACGAGGTGTGAAAGTCATCGACGAGCTCTTCGTGCAAATCGTCGAAGTCGAAGTCCGCACGGCTCAGGTCGTTGCCCCACAGCACCTCGAAGGTCTCACGTGCTCCTGACATCAGGTGCAGGTCGAAGAACTCCCACAGAAAGTCGGTGTTGTTCCAGTACGACTCGAAGTTGTCGACGCAGGTGTCGCCTGCGTTGAAGGTGGCAATGTCCTCGGCGCCACCGAGCAGGTCTTCACCACCGCTTGCAGTGGAAGGTTGCGTGAGCCAGTACAGCGCTTCACCAGTCTTGTCGCCAGCCAGCTCGTAGGACCAGTTGCGCCCTGCTGCTGCCGGTGGCGGCGCAGGAGACCAAAGACAGTCGATGACGTTGTTGTCGGGCCAGTCGGCTACAGCCCAGTTGGTGCCATCGACAGTCTCACGCACGCTTCCTGGGTACAGACCGTAGCCCCAAACAGAGTCTAGGCCATTGACCCGACCTGAGTCTGGGCAGGTCTCCCGAACGAAGCTCAGCCCGTCGGTGCTGTGCCAGATGCAAGGCTCGACAGGTCCTGCGCCTTCTTGGGTCCAACCGCACAGGTACACCACAGTGGAGCTCAGCGCGTGCAGGTTCCGGCAGTGCTCGTCGTAGGGTCCACCTTTGACACCCACTTCGGTGATGTCGATCTTGTTCCAGGTCGTGGCCGTGCGAGTCTTGTAGTAGACAGCGTCGCGCTCAGTGATGCTGTCTTGGCCCCGCACCCAGTACATTGAGTAGTAGCCACTGCAGCTGAAGCAGTGCAAGTCCATATCAGTGCCAAAGGCCGGGTAAGTGCCGAAGTGGGACCACACGCCGCTGGTGCGCACTGCCACGAAGGACCTTGCTGAGTCTGAGATGCCCGAGGTCACATAGATGACAGTCGAGGACGGGACCCACACGTCCACGGGATTGCAGCTCGTCAGCCCCAGGGCTGTCAGCATGGCCTCGGTGTGATCTACCCAGGTGGCACTCAGGTCACTGGTTACAGGGCCCGACACGTAGAGCACATGACCCACTCCGGCGGCCTCACCCACTACCCACATGCCTATCGAGCCGCCGCCGTAGAGAGCGTAGCACATGCGTCGGATGCGGAAGCCGGGAACCAATGCGGTCGCGTCTGACCACAGCGTCAGCGCTCGTGTGTAGGGGTCGAACCGCCACACGCGGCCGTCGTTGTCTTCGGTGCTAGCAGCAAAGAAGACGTACCGGTTGGATTCCACCGCACACTGAAACACGCCCCGTGCAGTTTCCAGGTCGTAGACATTCCATTGCCTGAGGTCGACGTCAACGCGGGCCAAAGAAGTGCGGTGGGGTGTGCCGTCGATGGTGTCCTCGAAGCAGATGAGCAAGCTATAGCTGGCCAGCTCGTCCGCGTACTTGGTGACACGCTTGACAATCGCGCTGCCCAGGTCTGCTTCTGCCAGCTCGGCAGGCATGTCGAAGTAGCGCCAGGCTTGGCTCTCGGACCGCAGATAGAGCTTCTTGTCCTGCATCGACGCAGCCAGCACTGCGTAGCGGTCCTGTACAGCCAGGGCGGCGTATGGGCTGAGTGAAGCCAGCCACCGTCCTTGCGGCCAGATTGAGCCAGACACTACGGTGTATCCGACTTCGTACTGCAGCGTCAGACTGCTGCCGTCGCAGTGGCGAATCTCTCCCCAGTCGTTGGACGTGTAGTTGAATAGCCTGAAGTCAGAGTCGGTCGTGCCGTCAATCTCAGCGTACCAGTCATAGACAGCAACTGGGTCGCCTACCTGCGCCCAATCGGTTCCAGACCATTTGACTACGGAGCAAACTTCGTCCCAATCCAGTTCGTAGCCCAGGATGGCCAAATGCACTGTCCCAGAAGGGCTACACCATATGCTGAATGAGTAGGGGAGGTCATAGTCGGGATCGTTGATTAGCCCAAGCAGCGTGGCGATGTCACTGCAGTGATTGGTCCAGGTGTCGCCGTCATAGTGCAGCACGACTCCCGCACCTGTCACCCAGATGTCGGTGTCAGATAAGGCCACAATGTCGAAGATCCTGGCGCCCCAAGACTCGTGGAAGTAGCCGACCAGGTCGACCCATTCGGTCCAGGATTCCCCGTCGAAGTGCAGAATCCACGCGTGGTCCCAGTTAGTATCAAGCAACGCCGCATAGATGCTGCTACTACTGACCATCGACGCTCGTTGCACGTACTGTTTAGCCGGCGGAGTGTACGCATAACGCGTCCAGGTCTCCGTAGAGCTTGAGAAGTGCAGGAATCCCTCTGGGTCGGCTGTGGGCTCACTTAGCACAAAGGAGCTGACAGGGTAGTACAGATAGCCTTCGCCTTGAAGGCTGGCTCCGATTATGTAGTCACCGTACGCGGCGACGGCGTTTCCGAAATACAGCAGAGCGCCTTGATGAGCCGTCAGGGTGTACGTGAGTGTCCACGTGCCGGACACCTTGTCTATGACGCGGATGCTGCCTACAGCATCTCCACCAACCTCGCGCGAGGTCTGGCCCAATACGATTCTTGTCGACGTGGGCATCTGCAGGGCGGCGTAGCTCTCGTGGTGATCAGGGTCCACAGTGACGCTAGTGACAAAACTGAAGGAGCCTTCTGCATACTCGTAGATGTGAACCACCGTGGTCGATGCTGCACCGCCTACTTGCAAGGACAGGGCTGTGCCATTGACTGCCACGGCACCAGCGTCGATGTCCGTACCGTAGTTGATGTCCTGGGCTATCTGCCACTCACCACCCACCAGCTCGTAGACGTAGAGGTGGCACTCCCAGGAATTGATGGGCGCGCCATAGGTGCCCGTCTTCAAGATGCGCGCGCCGTCGAAGGCAATGGCTGCTTGCGATGACACATAGCGCCACTGCCAGGGGTACGGGGGCGAGGGCCAAGGGATGCCTGGCATGAGCAGGGTCTGCTCGAGCGACCAGACGCCTGCGCTGCGCGTGTACGTGTGGATGACGGGATCCCCGGCCTGGTCGTAGCCCCAACCCGAGATGGTCGTGTACTCCTGTATGACCACTCGGTCGTCTACGACTATGGCAGCTCTGCCGCATCGGGCCCATGTGTCTCGGTAGGGGATGCAGATCTTCTGCTGGAAGGTTGCGCCATCGTCGATGAACATAAAGACGGCGCCTGACTCTCCTGTCTCTTGGTAGAGAGGCGCACCCACTGCCAGCGTGCCGTTGCTGTAGCTGAGGCAGTGCCCGAAGTAGTCCGCATCAGGTGCGTGCGGGTTATCGATGTCATGCAACCAGGTCCAGGTGTTCAAGTCGGTGCGTTGATAGACTCGGACTCTGCCGATCCGATTGTTGTAATTGGGCTCCCCTACGAACAGTAGGTCTCCCAGTTGGTCGCCTGACATCGCAAGCGACCAGTTTCGGTCCCAGGACCCGCGGGTGCCGTAGAAGCTGGCGCCCATACCAGCCTGATCGGCCTTGGTGGCAACCTCTGCGTACTCGTAGCTGTAGTCCGTGCCGAGGACGAGCAAGTCTCCATCGGCTGTGCCAGTGAGGAGCACACCAGCGTCGCTGGGACCGTTGGCCAGGGTGCCCTTGGCTGGCTTGAAGGGAGGCTGGTGCTCGAACTCCTGCCAGGTGCCATCCACACGCTCGTAGAGCACCTTGCCGTACTTGGAGAGTGCATAGATGCTTCGGGCCATGGTGGTTACCAGCTCATCTGCGAGGTCCAAGTCTCGCAGTCATCATAGTTCACAGCGCCTGTGAACAGACACTCGACGGAAGAGGCCGGAAGGTACGAGCTCGAGGCGGGCCATGATGTGTCGAAGGCCTCGTTAGCTCCACCGCTGGCTTCATCGAGGATCTCCGTGGCCGAGTTGGACCACGTTGTCTCAAACGTGTCAGGGTCGTTGTCTTCCAGGTCGTCGAAGTCGAAGTCCAGGCGCGCCTGATCGCAGCCCCAGTGCACACCGAAGGTTTCTTCCTCCGTGTCCTGCAGGTACTGCTCGATGAACTCCAAGCAGTGGGCGACATCCCAGCCCACCGCGAAGTCGTCGACGCACTGTATGGCCTCAGGGGAACCGTCGCCGAAGATGCCGCAGTCCTCAGCGCCGCCCAGC